ATACAAAAAAATATAGTTGTGATTTAATATGCGGGTAATCAACTTGGGACTGCCCATGCAAACTATTAATGATGTGCTTCACTTCGACGAAACAGATGTCGATGCATATATGCCTACTCTTGAACGGGTAGAAGAAGTTGACGTCCATTTCGCTAAAGACATTTCGTACCGTGAAGAGGTACGTGCCCGTGCTAGAACCACAATAGAACTCATGCAACATGGGATGCAGGTAGTAGACACCCCTGATACTGACCGACTCGCAACTAAAATCTTCTCAGAACAAGAACCGTTCGCCCCACATCGTGAAAAACCAGATGTCATCTTGCAGCTTGAAGCCCTGCTAACTCGGTACGACCATGAAGTAGTAAAGGAGTCTGTACAAATCCGGCGCTATGTGATGAACAAGTTGCTAGAAGAGTCAGAGAACGCGCAAAAGGCCAGTGAACGTATTAAAGCCTTGGAACTTTTAGGTAAGATTGCTGAAGTAGGGATGTTCGTTGAGCGTAGTGTAGTGACTATTGAACATAAAACCACCGTAGAACTTGAGCAGGAACTAGAAGAAACATTAAAACTGCTGTTCAATGAGGACACCAAGGTATACGAACCCGCCCCACCACCAAAAACCAGCATAAAAGACATCGAGATTAACCTCTAATGGACTTGGGACCAGAAAGAATCTCGCAGATTCTGGCAAATGTGCATAAATTGCCGGGGGATAAGAAAAAAAAGACCCTTGCGCTTGTCAAAGAGCTGCAGAAACGTCAACAACGTGGGGTTTCTCAGACAAAATTCCTTGATTTCGTTAAACAGATGTGGCCTTCGTTCATTATGGGGCGGCACCACAAGATAATGGCTGAGAAATTCGAGGCGGTAGCCCGTGGCGAGATAAAAAGGCTAGCGATTTCACTCCCACCTCGTCATACGAAATCAGAATTTGCATCATTCCTACTACCCGCATGGTTCCTAGGCAACTACCCTGACAAAAAGATAATGCAGGCCTCACATAAAGCAGACCTTGCGGTGAACTTCGGGCGGAAAGTACGGAACCTAGTGGACTCACAAGCCTATAAAGACACGTTCCCAGACGTGACCTTGCAAACCGACTCTAAATCAGCGGGGCGATGGGGTACGAATAAGGGGGGTGTATATAATGCGCTAGGTGTGGGTGGTGGTGCAGCCGGTATGGGTGCAGACATATTCATCATTGATGACCCGCATAATGAGCAGGATATATTGAGCGGGAATACAGACGTGTTCGATACGGCATGGGAATGGTACATGTCAGGTCCACGGCAACGGCTACAACCGGGTGGTGGGATAATCGTCGTGCACACCAGATGGTCAAAGAAAGACCTCATCGGTAGGTTGCTAGACTACGCAGCGAAAAACCCAGACGCAGACCAGTGGGAGTACATCGAGTTTCCGGCGATTATGAACGAGGGGACGGATAACGAGTCGTCACTATGGCCTGAGTACTGGCCCCTGAAAGAACTTAAGAAAATCCAGAGCACCATCGCGCCGCATCTATGGAATGCGCAGTACATGCAGAACCCCACGGGGCAAGAGGGGGCGCTGATAAAGAAAGAGTGGTGGAAGATATGGGAGAAGGAACGTGCTCCGTCCTGTGAGTTTATTATCATGTCACTCGACGCTGCGCAAGAATCACACAACCGCTCGGACTATAACGCGCTCACCACATGGGGGGTGTTTTTTAACGAGGAGACGGACAACTACAACATCATATTACTTAACTCGATAAAAAAACGCATGGAGTTTCCAGAACTTAAGAAGATGGTGTTGGAAGAGTACAAAGAATGGGAGCCTGACTCATTCATGGTGGAGAAAAAGTCAAACGGGGCGGCACTTTATCAAGAGTTAAGGCGTATGGGAGTACCGGCAGGGGAGTTTACACCGGGCAAAGGACAGGATAAGATAAGCCGTGTAAATGCCGTGACGGATTTATTTTCTTCTGGTATTGTATGGGCACCAGATAAACGCTGGGCACATGAGGTTATCGACGAGTGTAGTGACTTCCCTAACGGGGATAACGATGACTTGGTCGACTCGACAACTTTAGCGCTGATAAGATTCAGGCAGGGTGGGTTTATTCAATTGCCGAGCGATGAGAAAGACGAGATTAAAGATTATCGTCGGGCTAACAATTTATATAATATTTAAGGATATATGATGGCAAACATTGACAAAGGACTGTATACAGCCCCACAAGGAATAGATGCACTAGCATCACAAGAACCTGATATTCAGATTGAGGTTGAAGACCCGGAAAGTATGACGATAGACGCTGGCGGGATGACCATAGTGCTCCAACCAGAACCGGAAGGGCCAGATGACTTCGATGCTAACTTAGCAGAGTTCATGGATGAGGGTTCATTAACTGAATTATCAGGCGAGTTAATTGGTGACTATGAAGCGGATGAACAGTCACGCAAAGAATGGCTAGATACATATGTAGACGGTATTGAGTTACTAGGAATGAAGATAGAAGACCGGACTGAGCCTTGGCCCGGCGCATGTAGCGTATTCCACCCATTATTAAGCGAAGCGCTGGTGAAATTCCAAGCGGAAACGATGATGGAGACGTTCCCAGCAGCAGGTCCAGTCAAGACCCTTATCATTGGTAAAGAAACTAAAGAGAAAGCAGAAGCTGCAGTTCGTGTTAAAGATGATATGAACTATCAATTAACTGAGGCAATGCCAGAGTATCGCCCAGAACAAGAACGCCTCCTGTGGGGCCTAGGCTTAAGCGGTAACGCCTTTAAAAAGGTCTACTATGACCCAAGTATTGAACGTCAAGTAGCTGTCTACGTACCAGCAGAAGATATCGTGGTGCCATACGGTGCATCAACATTACAAACCGCCGCACGTGTTACACACATCATGCGCAAAACAGAGAACGAGCTACGCAAGTTACAAGTGGCTGGGTTCTATAGAGATATTGACTTAGGTGAGCCAACGCACTCTATTGAGGAAGTAGAGAAGAAAATCGCTGAGAAGATGGGCTTCAACGCTACGATGGACGACAGGTTCAGAGTACTTGAGATGCATGTTGACTTAGACCTTCCGGGGTATGAAGATGAGGATAAAGATGGTGACCCTACAGGCATTGCGCTTCCATATGTTGTAACAATAGAACGTGGTACAGGCGAGATATTAGCAGTACGTCGCAACTGGAACCCTGAAGATAAAACTAAACAGAAGCGTCAGCACTTCGTGCACTACGGTTACATACCGGCTTTTGGCTTCTACTGCTTCGGGTTAGTACATCTAATCGGGGCGGCGGCTAAATCAGGGACAATGTTATTACGTCAGTTGGTTGATGCAGGTACATTATCTAACTTACCGGGCGGCTTTAAATCTAGGGGCCTCCGTATCAAAGGCGATGACACACCAATCGCTCCCGCAGAGTTTCGTGATGTAGACGTGCCTAGTGGCACAATCCGTGACAATATATTGCCACTTCCATACAAAGAGCCATCACAAGTATTGATGACATTGATGAACCAAATCATTCAAGATGGTCGTTCATTTGCTAATGCGGCTGACTTACAAGTATCAGATATGTCCGCTAACTCTCCGGTAGGCACAACACTTGCTATCTTGGAACGTACATTGAAAGTGATGAGTGCAGTTCAAGCACGTATCCACTTTGCGATGAAACAAGAGTTTAAGTTGTTAGCCGGCATTATTCGTGACTATACGCCAGAAGAGTATAGCTATGAGCCAGAAGAAGGTGACCGCAAAGCTAAACAGGCCGATTATGACTTAGTAGAAGTTATTCCTGTATCAGACCCTAACGCAGCTACGATGAGTCAGAAAGTGGTTCAGTACCAAGCGGTCATGCAAATGGCACAGGCTAATCCACAAATCTACGACCTACCAGAGCTTAATCGTCAGATGCTTGAGGTATTAGGTATTAAAAACATCGGTAAGCTAATCCCATCAACCGATGACCAGAAACCACGTGACCCTGTTACAGAAAACATGGCAATCATTAATGGTAAACCGGTTAAAGCGTTTGAGCACCAAGACCATGAAGCGCATATTAAAGTGCACTTAGCGTTCTCACAAGACCCAAAACTTGCAGCACTTATTGGTCAAAACCCACAAGCACAGGCTATTGTAGCAGCGGGGTATGCCCATCTAAATGAGCACATTGCGTTTGAGTATAAACGTCAGATACAAGACCAACTAGGTGTAGACCTACCAGCGCAAGACCAACCGTTACCTGAAGATATTGAAGGCGATATTGCTAGATTAACCGCAACTGCGGCTGAACAGCTACTACAGAAGAGCCAATCCGAAGCGCAACAGCAACAAGCGCAACAACAAGCACAAGACCCACTCGTTCAAATGCAACAGCAAGAACTTGCGCTTAAAGATAAAGAAGTCGGTATCAAAGACAAGAAAACTGATGCGGATATCCAACATGCGATTGACCAACTAGCGGTCGAACGTGAGCGTATTGCTTCTGCAGAGCGCATCGCACAGCTGAACTCAGATGATAAAAAGACTATACGTGGCGTTGAGTTAGGGTTTGATGCAGTTAGACAAGATAAAGACCTAAACGCTAAACAAACGCTTGAAGGTGTAAAACTTGGTGCTCAAGCAGTAAAAGGACGGGCAGAGCATAGTCATAAGCAAGACCAGCTAGCGCATCAAAAAGAAGAGGCAGCTAGACAGCACGAGTTTAATCTGCAACAAATGGATATGTTCAACAAACAACCAAAGGAGCCTAAAAAATGATAGATGGTACGTTAGGGATTTTATGGAATCAGCTAGAAGACCAACGCAAATTAAAAATCGAGAATTTAGCAGATGGTTCTGCTAAAGACTTTGCACAATATCAAAACACTGTCGGTACGGTTCGGGGGCTACTTATCGCACAGTCATTAATACAAGACCTCGCAAAAAATATGGAGATGGATGATGAGTAAAGTAAACCTTGCGCAAGCAATAGATTTAACTGGGATTGGGAAAGAAGCGCAAGCAGCGCCAATGCAACTACCTGAACCAAAAGGCTATCGAATTTTATGTGCAGTACCCGATGCTAGTGATGAACATGAGTTAGAATGTGGACTCAAGTTAGCAAAAGCTTCTGAGACTAAACGTATAGAAGAAAATAGCACAGTAGTACTCTTCGTGCTTAAGGTAGGTGATATGTGCTACCAAGATGAAGGTAAGTTCCCAACAGGCCCGTGGTGCAAAGAAGGTGATTTTGTACTTACACGTGCGTATGCAGGTACTCGTTTTAAAATCCACGGAAGAGAATTCCGCATAATCAACGATGATACTGTCGAGGGTGTAGTAGACGACCCACGCGGTTATACTCGCGCTTAGGAGAAGTAAAATGGCACTAGATACTGAAGAATTTGAATTTCCTGATGAGAAGGAAGTTCATATTGTTGGTAAAGATGATGTAAAAGTCACCGCCGACAGTGATATTGAAATTGATGTAATAGACGATACCCCTGCAAAGGACCGTAATCGTGAACGTATGCCTAAAGAGATGGTTGAGGAGTTAGAAAAAGATGACCTCACTGAGTACTCTGATGGCGTTAAAAAACGTATGGCGCAGCTTACTAAAGTATATCATGATGAACGTCGTGATAAAGAAGCCGCAGCTCGTGAACGTGAAGAAGCTATTCGCTTTGCCCAACAGATTGTTGAAGAAAATAAACGCCTAAAAGCGTCATTAACTTCTGGTGAACAAGTTTATATAGAAGTAGCTAAGAAATCTGCCTCAAATGAGATGGATATGGCGAAGCGTGATTACCGTGAAGCCTATGATTCAGGCGATACTGATAAGATTATTGATGCGCAACAACGCATGAATGAAGCACAGTATAGATTGACCCAAACAAATAATTATCAACCACAGCATAAAAGTACTTTACAAGAAGATATTAATCATGTAAATATACAACCTGAACGGCCCCAAGTACCCAGACCAGATTCAAAAGCCCTGTCTTGGCAGGATAAGAATAGTTGGTTTGGACAAGATGAGGAAATGACTAGTTTAGCTCTGGGGCTGCATGAAAAACTAGTTAGAAGCGGTGTAAACCCTACCTCTGATGAGTATTACACTCGTATTGATAACACAATGCGCAAACGTTTTCCTGAGAATTTTGAGGATGACTCGCTGGACGATGATGTACCCGCCCAACGCACTAGACCGTCGAACGTTGTAGCTTCGGCATCGCGTAGTACCGCGCCAAAAAAAGTACATTTGTCCAAAACTCAACTAGCCTTGGCTAAGAAGTTAGGATTAACGCCTGAACAATATGCACGTGAGACAATTAAATTGGAGAAACAAAATGGCTGATATGAGACAAAACCGTGAAGTAGAAACTCGTGAGAGCTTTAAACGGGCTGAAGAATGGGCACCGGCAGGATTATTGCCAGAGTTCACAAAACAACCGGGCTGGGCGTATCGCTGGGTTCGTACTAGTATGGCAGGTCAAGCAGATGCCATGAACGTTTCATCTAAGATGCGAGAAGGTTGGGAACCCGTTAAATTGGCAGACCATCCAGAAATGCAATTATTAACAAACCCGGACTCACGCTTTAAAGATTCAGTAGAAGTGGGCGGACTTTTGTTATGCAAGACCCCGGAGGAGTTCGTTGAACAACGCGCTGCTTATTACAATAAGCAAACTCAGGCACAAACTGATGCGGTGGACAACAGCTTCATGAAAGAGAACGATGCTCGTATGCCTTTATTTAAAGATAAACGCACGACAACCTCGTTCGGTAAAGGAACTAAATAGGAGAAATAATTATGGCAACTGTCGCCGCACCTTACGGTCTTAAACCCGTAAACTTGATTGGTGGTCTACCGTATGCTGGTAGCACTCGTCAAATTAAAATCGCTTCAGGTTACGCAAGTAACTTGTTTAATGGTCAAATTGTACGTATTGGTACAGATGGTACTATCCAACTTATGGTTAATGAAGGTACAGCAGCTGATGCATTTACTGCAGGTACCGTTGGCGTATTCGTTGGTTGTACTTACACAGACCCAACTTTGAAATACAAACTTAATTCACAATTTTGGCCTACTGGCACTGTAGCATCTGATGCTATGGCATATGTTGTGGATGACCCTAACGCAGTGTTCCAAGTTCAAAGTGCTGGCTCATTAGCACAAACTGCATTAGGTATGAACGTTCCTTTAGCAGCAGTGCAATCTACAACTACTGGTTCTACACAAAACGGTAATTCAAATACAGCAGTGAGCGCAACAGCCGCAGCAACAACAGGCATCTCATTACGTATTGTAGATTTTGTTAATGGTCCTTTCTCACAAGTCGGCGATGCCTATACTGATGTGCTAGTAAAGTTCAATCCAGTAGCGCACTCATACAATAACCCGCTCGGCGTAGCATAGGAGAATAAATCATGGCAATTTCACGCGCACAGCTTTTAAAAGAACTATTACCGGGCTTGAACGCTTTGTTCGGTTTAGAATATAAACGTTATGGTGAAGAGCATAAAGAGATTTACGAAACTGAATCCTCAGAACGTTCTTTCGAAGAAGAAACAAAGTTGTCTGGTTTCTCTGCAGCACCTGTTAAAAACGAAGGCAATGCCATCGCTTACGACAATGCTCAAGAAGCTTGGACTGCTCGCTACACACATGAAACTATCGCTTTAGGCTTCAGCTTGACTGAAGAAGCAGTAGAAGATAACTTGTATGACACTTTATCTGCTCGCTACACTAAAGCATTAGCTCGTGCTATGGCTTACACTAAACAAGTTAAAGGTGCTAATGTACTTAACAATGGTTTCACTACCGGCGGTGCGTACAATGGTGGCGACGGTGTTCCGTTGTTCTCAGCTTCACACCCACTTGTTACTGGCGGCACAAACAGCAACATCCCAGCAACCCCAGCGGATTTAAACGAAACTTCTTTAGAAGCAGCTGTTATCCAAATCGCAGCATGGACTGATGAACGTGGCCTATTGATTGCAGCAA